CTGCTGGTGGTCAAGGGCAACACTCGGTAACTCCTCACCGCTCCAAGATGAGCGCGACAGAAAAACGCGCGTATCAGCAAGAGCATGGTCAGGAAGCATATTTGAAACTACCAAAGTAAGGAATTAGCAAATGGCTACTACAGTAAACTCTGATTTAGTAATCTACAACGACACGGCCCAGACTGCGTACCTAGAGCGCAACATGGACAACCTAGCCGTGTTTAACGAAAACTCACGCGCTGCGATTGGTCTAAACTCTGAACTAATCGAAGGTGACTTGAAACTGCGCTCGTTCTACAAGGTTGGCGGCTCTATCGCTGACCGTGATGTAACTTCTACCGCAGCTGTAACAGGTACTAAGATTGCTGCGGATGAAATGGTATCAGTGAAAGTGCCATGGAAATACGGTCCATACGAAACCACAGAAGAGGCGTTCAAGCGTCGCGCACGCTCACCGGAAGAGTTCTCTGAAATCATCGGTCAAGATATGGCTGACGCAACCATGGCGGGTTGGATTGGTTACGCTCTGAATGCGCTACAGGGCGCAATCGGCTCTAACTCTGCAATGAACGTATCTGGTGAACTTGCAACCGAAGGTAAGAAAGTCCTTACTAAAGGTCTGCGTACAATGGGTGACAAAGCATCATCTATCGCTATTTGGGTGATGGATTCAACGTCTTACTTCGACATCGTTGATGAAGCTATCGACAACAAGCTTTATGAAGAAGCTGGTGTTGTGGTTTACGGTGGCACGCCTGGCACGCTTGGTAAGCCTGTACTTGTTACTGACCAATGTCCGGCAACTAAGATTTTCGGTCTTGTGGCTGGCGCGGTAATGATTACTGAGTCGCAAGCTCCAGGTATGCGTTCTTACCAAATCGACGACCAAGAAAACTTGGCTATCGGCTTCCGTGCTGAGGGTACAGCTAACGTCGAAGTTCTTGGTTACAAGTGGAAAACTAAGACAAACGTTAACCCTGCGTCTGCTACGCTTGCAACTACCACCAACTGGGAGAAGTACGCAACAGACGACAAAGCAACGGCTGGCTTTATCATTACACTGACAACTACGCCTTAATGGTGAGTTGATTTTAATTAGGCTCCAATTGCGGAGCCTTTTTTATATGAGGAATTTGCAATGATTAAGAAGTTCTTAAACAGAGTTATACCTGGTACGCCTCAGCAGATACTCACAGGCGAATCATGGGATACTGCAAGGCTTAGAGTTGATATTGGGCAGACAGGCTTTTGGGAAGGTCGAGAGTTTCGCCTAAACGAACCAATTGATACGTCATCAGCAACGTTCGTAATTAAGGTTGTTTCTCCTATTAACTTTATTCTTCAACTACAAAGGTTGGTGTCTGAAACTGGCAGAATTGAAATGCGCGCTTATCGCTCCTCTGATGGTGTTGAGGGTGGGGGTTTTTCTGCGTCTCCCTACTATTCGAATAACAACCAAATGTCAGGCGCACCTGCGTACAATGGGCAGATTCAAGTATTAACTGGTGGGTCTTTTACACCAACTGATGTGGACTCTCAGAAAGAGAAGATTGTAGCCAAGGCAGCGACAGCAACAGCTCAAGTTCAATCTGTGGGCGGGACATCCGCAAAAGAGCGTGGCTTGCCAGCTGAGACCTACTATCTCGTTTTTACTGGTGGCGGTGTTGGTATTTACGACCTAATACTAGAGGAGCGACCATAACAAAAAACCCCGCTGTGATTGCGGGGCTTGGTTTACTTGGTGAGGTTGAGGCATTTTAGCGCCCACTCATTCCCAAACTCTGATACGCTCTGCGCCTTAAAGCTTTGAGTCCTAAACTGCGGGTATGAGTAAGCATCCTTTGTTATTTCAATAAAAAGTTTAGAAAAACTATCGTTTCCCTGTTTTTCTATGAGATCTACAATTGACATCATAGGCACTCCATCTTGCCTTTTTTTCATTATTTTCGATGCAACACTCTCGACCTGCTTGCACAGTTCTATGTTGCCGCCATTAACGCTGGTGGAGGCAACAGTAGGGTGAGAGATAGCCAGTACTGCCGCAACAAGTAGCGTCTTAATTTTCATAATTGTTTCCTTTGTGGTTTCGTTTAACTTGCAATTACTATAACCCTTCCAAATCGGTTATACTGTGACCATTGTCTCATTTGGAGAAAATTAAATGATTATTCAAGACCCATTAAACCCGACTGCCGAAGCTGATAGCATGGTTAGCGTTGCTGATGCGCGAGCTAGGGCGGTTAACTTAGGCGTTACGCTGCCTACAGACGACACAGAGCTTGAGGTTGCTCTTGTTAAGGGTAACGTGTATCTAAACTCGCTTTGTTACTATGGTGAGCCTGTGGTGGCTTTTCAGCAATGCCCATTCCCGCGCAAAGGCGTAGCTATTGGCACAAACGAATACCCATCCGACCAAATCCCACAACAAGCGATTGACGCGCAAATCGTTGCGGCTGCTTATGCTGCTAGTGGTGATATTTATACGGTTGTGGATAATGACAAGCGAGTTAAGCGCAAGAAGATTGACGTTATCGAGACCGAATACTTCGGCAGTGAATCCGGCTCACAGTCAGGCAAAAAGGTAATCACTCGCGCTAATGAGTTGTTAGCGATGTTTACCTGTCCGTCTGGTGGTAATTATTGGGCGCATTTGGGGTAGGTTATGCAAACATACTTTGAAGATTACCAAGACGCACGCGAAACGCTTAAAGAAGATGGCTTTGCGGTTAAGCTAATTAAAAAAGGCTTGCCCGGCGGTGGTTATGATGAAAATGGCGATATTCAAGCGGCTGAGCCTGATGTCGATTACGCTGGTTACGGAATCACAACGGGCTTTAGCTCTTGGCACTTAAAGGAAGGTATCGCGCAAGCTGGTGACGTTAAGCTGATATTTGCACCTGAGGTTATGAGCGATGAATACATTACTTTTTACAACCAACTACGCAACGGTGGCGATCGCATGTATGCCGAAGTTAATGGCGAGCTATGGCGTGTTGTTATGGGTGAGGAGGTAAAGCCAACGTCTACGCAGATTATTGCTAAGTTGCATTTGCGGAGGTAATCCGATGAGTTGGAGCAAAGACCTAAAAAACATCATAATCAAGAATGAAAAACTAACAGAGAAGCAGTTGCGGGCTGGCATGTTTGATGCGTTTAACGCCGTAGTGCTTGGTAGCCCAGTTGGTGCGCCTGAACTGTGGCAACAACCAGCGCCAGATTATTATCGCGCAGGCTCATACCGTTCAGCACATAGAATTTCAATCAACCGAATCACGGCTGGCGATAACGGTATCGAATCACAAGGCTCTACAATGATGCGTTTAGATGGGGAATTGGCTAGATTCAAGATTGGCGAGACTTTGTTCATGACTAACCCGCTACCTTACGCCACATCAATAGAGTACGGACACTCAAGCCAAGCTCCTGATGGCGTTTACCGTCCAGCAGTAAGACGATTGATTAAATTCCTAAACACAGAATTAAAGGCTAAATAATGACATTCCTAGACGCAGTAAAGGCTTTTGAGGATGACTTGAAAGCGAAAGTTAACATTCCAGTGCATAACAAGAACATTCCAACGGATGGCGTATCAATGCGTGTTGCATTAAATAACGCTGATGCCGATGGGCTGTTCTTGAATAGTAGCGCGCGAGTAATGACAGGTCAGTTTAACGTAGAGATTAGCGCACCCCTTGGTACAAACAAATATGAGATGATGAGTTATGCAAATGCGGTATTGTCGGTATTCGTGCGTGGTTATTATGTGCCAGTACTAGATAGACGCGTGTTGATTCTACAGGCTAACCACTCCACACCATATCCAACTGACGCCCACCAAAAAATCAACGTGATTATTGATTTTCAAATTACGAAATGAGAAAAGCCCCTGTTACGGGGCTTTTGTTAGTGCTGGATTTAGCCGCGAAGTCATTTTTCCATCCTCATATCTGGTGAAAATAATCTGCTTCTCTTTACTTGAGGGATTCACTATACCACCCCACAAAAATCATTGATGTGACAAACCTCACAAATATAGTAAAATACCAACGTCATACTTAAACCTATAGGAGAATGACTTATGGCACTCGGAGCAGAGGCAGACATCTACAGCTCGATCGGTACGACTTTAAGTGTATCAGCAACAACGCCAGCAACCTATGATGATACGGGTTTCGCTGCGCTTACATTCACTGAGGTTGGCTTGGTTGGTTCAATCAGCTCATTCGGTGGTTCAACTGAAGTTAGTACGTTTAACGTC